GGAACACAAGAGAAACCATATGTAGCAGAAATGTTTAATGGGGTCTCTAAAGGATTAGGCAAAACGATTCTAGAAGACCAAGAAGTTAAAACTAGCATTCGCAGCATAACTATGATGTCTAAGGAAATCACAGCTCTTGCTGCAGAATTCAAAGAGAAGTTCAACAAATTATGCAATGCTTTCGACCTTGAAAGTACTTTGGTTAAGTTAACTCAACTTATTGAGACAATGATATCTTTTATCTGCACAATTTGGGCTCTAGTTCGTTGCCAAGATGTGACCACACAAGCTTTAATCATAACAAGCTTTGTTACAGCTCATCATTTTGTCTCAAAATTTTCTGAAGGAATCATGCTCATCGTTAAGTACTTTAAAAATGTAATGGAAAATGCGGAATCTGAAGACCCTGAATTCAAAACGGAAGGGGGATCTCAGGAAGAAGATGAAGAGCAAGATCCAAAGATACAGAAAACTGTATTTGGATTTGTGGCTCAGACAGTGTCCCACTATCTTGATTTTGATATTCATAAACATCAATTTAAGAAAGCATTGGATCCAAAAGTTCTGCGTAACTATTCTACTGGTGTGAGAGCTGTCAAGGACACCGTTGATATGATGAAACTTTTTGAAAAAGCTTTTGAGTGGGTTAGAGTGGAGATCTTAGGATTTCCACCTTCCGACGTAGAGGCTAAGGAATTATGCGCTGAATTAGACAGATTTGTTCAAAGAGTTTCAAAGTTCTTGCCAGAGGATATGTATAAAAATATCATGAACGACGGGAATATGGCCAAAATGGTCAAGAATGAATTAATCGTTGGAAATTCATTCAGACCTCGACTAGTTAAATGTCAATTACCATCCAATGTAACATCATCGTATTTTAGTGTGATGAACGCACTAAATCAACTGCACGACACAGTTTGCTCTAAAACCAGATTGAATGAAGGGAGACAACCTCCTGTTTCAATTCATTTTTATGGTAAACCTGGACAAGGCAAAAGTGTAGTTGCACAGATATTAACTGCTGACCTGTATACGACGATATTTCAAAAGCCTTTTGTTGCTGGTAATTGCATTTATAACTATAATCCCAATTCCCAATATTGGGAAGGTTATTTCGGTCAGTTCTGTACCATGATGGATGACGTATTTCAAATTGATAATGAGGAAGTACGAACCCGAATTGGTGCAGACTTGATTGGAATGATCAATGACGCTACCGTTTCTCTTAACATGGCCGCTATAGAAGGGAAAGTTGGAACCTATTTTAACTCCCATTTAGTTGTCATCACTTCCAATGATGAAAACATTCCGCCTAATGTTAAAATTCAAAGTGATATGGCTCTGTCCAGACGATTTCACTTTGAGGTGGAAGTTACAGTGAAAGAAGAATTTGCAACAACTAATCGCTATAAATGTAAGGGAAAGATGACTGAACTGACAGAGCTCGATGTGGTCAAAGTTAGGAAAATGTATGGAGATCAAATAGTTCCCTGGGTCTATCAGTTTAAAGTCAATGGTGTGCCTATGGATTACAAGCAATTGAAAGAAGAAGTTCTAGAATTGTATAAGATTAAACAATCAAGTGCCGGCTCTGTACTCAAGCGTTTAGAGAAACAATCTGAAACAAGCACTGATTTATTTGGAATCGATGTCCATAATATTGCGAACCACAAAAACCCAGTACCTGATGTTTCGTCAATAGTTGAACAACTGATCAAGCCTAAACCACAGAACGATCTTATTGCAGATGTTGACAGAGATATTTACTCAGTAACACCTCGTTATGTCACACAGGCGAAAGGGTTAATTATCACTGAAAGTGACGACGAAGAAGAAATGACAGAGTTACCGGAGATCCGAAGGGGTATTCCATTGAGTCAGGTTTTTGAGACGGAAAGTAAGATGAGTACCAATCAAATTGCTATTGCGAAGAAACAAGTTGACAGCGAGTATACTAGCGACTCAGATGATGAAATGGATGATAATGGCAACTTTTACAATCCATATAATCTCGTTGATGTTACCAAGATGCTGGCCAAAAGCTCTTGGAAATATGCTAAAGGGATCTGGAAAGCTCGAGATGTTCCGGAGGAGTATAAGGAAGATGTTGTTTATCATTATACTTGTATGATGAATAGAGCTACTTTTCCTTCAACCCAAGCTCCTGAATTACTTCCCGGTTACGAGGAAGAATCATTGATGGATGTTATAAGAAGAGCAGGTTACGAATGGACTCCAGAAGAATTAACCAATAAACAGAAAGTTGTGAATGCTGTTGTTGCCTTCAAAAATATTATGAACAACACATTGGCTAACGCTGAAGGAGCGTATTCCATGTGGTGGGAGCGACAATCTGATAAAACTAAAAGAGCCGTTAAAATTTTGGCCATAGCTGCTAGCGTTGCTGGAGTTGTTTTTACCATTAGCGCACTAGTTAAGATGTTCTCTTATCCAACTAGTGAAGCTATGCCAACATCAGGTGATCCTAAAACCAATAAACCCAAGATGGTTGTTACTAAAGGTCCCGTGATTAAAAAGGGGCAGAGAATTAACGCTGCTCAGTTTTACAAGATCCAATCGAAAGATACTAATGCCATCACTATCACTCAGGATGTTGTTAGTCCCAACATAGTTCAGTTACGTTGGGCTAATATTAAGCAAGGAACAACTTATTCGCTGGTGCACGCCCTGTTCACTCATGTTAAATCTTGTATCACAGTACAACACTTCTGGAAAACCAGACCAGAAGGGTTTGAACATATTAAGGTAATGACTCATGATAGATATTATTATGTACCATTGGAAGAAATTGATTGGCATTATGCTGGAACGGACTTAGTAATTGTCGAATTCGCTGATAAGCGCATTCCGCAATTCAAAGACTTGAGAAAGCATATTAATATGTCCTTGGATGCCCATATGGATCTAAGCGACACTTGCTTAGTTAAACCATTTGAACATAAATTGGTTTACGGAAGAGGTCACTTTCAACTTAAGGGTCAATACAAGGATACGAACACGAAAGAGGTCATTGAGCTTAGTGAGCATATTGTGGTTAATCTTGATTCTAGTGCTGGTGATTGTGGCTTGCCATATGTTATCAATAATCCTAAGATCGAGAGGAAGATTATCGCAATTCATGTCGCTGGATGTGGCACATCGGGTTTGGGACATTTAATTGCGAATATTGAACCGGAAATCGACGAGCATGTAACTCAAGCTGGGGGATTAACCCTCCCTGAGCATGTAAGTGTCGTTGAATTTCTGCCTCCTAACATGAGAGTGCACATGGCTCATAACACTCAAATAAAGAAGTCTCTTATCCACACACCACAAGAAGAAGCCCTTAGAACCACCGCTCCAGCTACATTGGCTCCTTACTGGGAAGATGGAGTGAAGAAATCGCCTGCCGAAAATGCTCTTAAAAAGATGGCAAGACCCCAAAGAACAGCAGAAGATGTTCCTTTGTTCATGGGAAAAATGGATGAAATTGTTGAAGCTGTGGCTGCACAAATACCGCGAGATGTTAAGCCAATTGGATTGACTGTTGCTGAAGCTATCAATGGGAAACCAGAATGGGAACACGTACATGGTGAGAGCTTTTCAACGTCGGCTGGTTATAGATCGAAAATTGATCCATTGAGAAAGAAATTTAAAGGTAAATGGGGAGATGTTTTCTGTGTGCATTGTGGAGCTCATGGTTTATGCTCCTGTGTAAACCCATACTATCAACCAACTCCTCATTTCCAACAAGAACTCGATGAATGTGAGCGACTAATCGAAAAAGGCGAAGCACCTGATTGGAAATTTTTAATGTGCCTCAAAGATGAAAGACGCCCTTTGGAGAAGGTTAATACTCCTAGAGTATTTTCTGCGGATGAACATTCTCGTATTATTTGTAGAAAACGACGATTAGGTGGTTTTATGGAAAACATGAGAAAGAGACCTTGGGCTTGGTTCAGTGCCGTTGGATTAAATCCACACTCTAGACAATGGAAAATGGCTTATAAGAGATTAACAAGATTCGGAAGACATACGCGAATTCTTGCAGGTGACTTTCGAGGCTGGGATTTTTCTTTGAGAGTCTACATTCAAGAAGCTGTATATCGTGTAATTGCTAAGTATCATGAGAACGATTGGACCGATCAACAAAAGAAGAACTTCAAAGTGCTGTGGTGGAGTACATACAAAGGCCGATACGTATTCCAACAGTATGTCTTAGAATTCTCTGGTGGTGAAAATCCCTCAGGAGATATAATTACGATTGACGATAATAATCTAGCTAATGCCATTGTTCATAATTTTTGTTATATCATGGCTTTTGAAGAAATTTTTCAGAAGGTTAAAGCTGCTTTAGATTATTGGAAAGAAGTTGAATTATCTTGCACGGGTGATGATCATGTTGAGGCCCACAACAATGATTGGTACACGATGTCCCTTAAGGCAAAATGGATGACTTATTTAGGCTTGGAATATACTACAGTTGACAAGAAGCCAATTGGTGACATTAAATGGTATTCCATAGAAGAAACTACATATCTCAAGCGGAAATTTGTTGAAAGGGATGGAGAGGTCTTTGCTCCCTTAGATGAAGACGTTATTAATGAAATTCCATTTTGGATCAAAGATACGCACCAAGATCCACGAATTGCTACGACAGTCAATTGTGCGGCTGCACTTAGAGAAATGTTCCACTATGGAAAGCAGAAATTTGAGGCCTTTCGTACTTTATACAATTCTAAATTAGTCCTCGCAGGATGCCCAACAATGGATCTTTATTGTGAAACATTCGAAGAATTAATGGCTAGATTTAGGGAAGGAGATGGGTTTAGTGAAGACCCACACTACATTGCCGAAGCTGACACTAAAATTAGAGAGGATCCAGATGCTAAGAACATTCAAGTGTTAGATAATGGCTATATCTGGTACGGAAATGATGAATATCCTTGGGGAAGTGAGCTCAGTGACGAAGAAATAGCTAGAATGAATCGAGAGTGGGAAGAACATGTATTTCCGAATATTGCATGGGACTCCTATTTGGGAGATTGGGAAGTTATTAGACCAAGGTCTGATTCTTTCGAAGAGCCAGACAAAGACTTTGAGGCTCAATCCTTACAGCAAGGAATTTCCGAACCTAACACACACTTGGAATCAGGTATAACTTCATTTGCCGACGAGGTGGCCACCGTTGAGATGCCTAACTTCGGGGGTTTAGTAATTGATTCCGATCCATATCCTGATCAAGGAACAGCCAAAATCTTGTCGAGAAATTTCGTCATATCAGAGTTTGAATGGAGCGGTACTGATGCTCGCGGAACTAGCACGTTCGGAGATCTCCATTTCCCGAACGATCTTATCAATAAACCGATGATCAAGGACGTTTTGAAGAATTTCCAGTACTTCAAGGCGGACACCAAGATAGCAATCAGAGTCAACTCAACCGCCTTTCACCAAGGCCAGCTCTTGGTTACTTGGTTACCGTGTTATGATAATGCACAATACAAACAGTATAATAAGTTTGAGAACATGTTTGTAGCCAGTAGTAACTATTCAGCTATAGTTAGTGCTGGCGCAAACAATACCGTCGAATTTACCATCCCTTATGTAACTCCTACATTATGGTATGATTTAGACAAAACCGATGATGTTCTCGGATATTTTGGATATGTTAAATTGTGGGTTTTAAGTCCTCTCAAGCTCATCAATTCGGCTTCAACACCACATGTTCATGTAACAATTACCGCTTCCTTCGTAAATCCAAAGGTAGCTGGACTTAAATATGTAGCTGAAATGCAGAATGAAGCAGCAACTAAAGACGCACATAGCACTCTGGCAAACATAGGGGGTGTACTCAACGATGTCACTGATATTGTGTCCTCAAATCCAATCGGAGCACTAGCGGGTACCGCTCGGTTGGCAAAAAGATTGCATAAATTTGCTACTCGAACAAAGAATATTTCTTTAGCGTCCAATACACCGACTATTGCTAAAATGGTGAACGATCCTCAATATGTGTCTGGAGTTGAGAACATAAGTAAGTTGTCTGCTGATCC